ATGAATGGCGGATCAGGACTTTCCCCTTCCGCGAAATGGTCATACGCAAAAGGGATCTCTGTTTCAGCCAGCATCTGCATTACGTCTTCATGCGTCATCCTTCTTCCTCCCGATCTCGATAATGCATTCCGCAGCATGACGACAGGCCGGGCAGTTATACGGATAACCATGACAATCCTCGCCCCTCCGGGTACCGTGGTAAATGGCTACGCCGATCACCACAACCCCAAGAGCGATCACGAATAACAAAAGCAACATCTCCATCTTTAACCGCCTTTCTGCAGGTCACGCTCGATATCCCTTGTCAGCTGCTCGATACCTGCCTGCTCCGCCGGCGCGATGTGAGGGAACGCCCTTGTCCTTCCACCGCCGCGCTTCGCATGGCCAAACTCCAAAAGATGCGTCAGCTGGTAGCGCTTGGAATGCACCACGATCTGGATGGAATCCGACGTTTCCCTGGTCTTCTTCACCGCCCAGCTCTTGGAATACTTTCCCGTCTTCTTCGGAGCCGTGCTTTCGATCTGTTGTTTTACGGTCTTGCCCGCCTTCTGGACATCCTTCTTCAGGTCCTCCGCAGCAAGCTTCGCGTATTCCTCCATACCCTTCATCACAGTATCCGCCAGCTGGTCAATCTTTATCGTCTGTGCCATCAGCGCCGCTCCTTCCTGCAGGTGAACTTCAATGACTTCTTCCGGAAGTTCATGTGGTCGATGTTCACGATGTTGTAGATCTCACCCATGAACATCACCCGGAAATGCGTGGAATCGATTGCGGCAACCTTCTGACAATAACGAACGGAAACAGTCATACTGAAATCCTCAACCGTTGTACCGGCAACCTGTTCTTCCTTGGAACTTGCCAGCCCTTCGCCGCCGATCGTGGCAAAGCAGGTATAATAATCCGTCCAGGCATTCTTGTGATTGCCGTACTTGTCTGTCACAGTTTCATTCTTCTGAAACGTCACCTTGGATCTTAAAGCTGCCACATCCATCAGAATCCCTCCTTCCGGCTGCCAAACAGCAAAGCCCGAAGCGTCAAATCCATCGCATGATGGTCAGCTTCTTCCCTGTGCTCATACAGATAAGCCACCGTAAACATCACAGCGATCTTCCCATTCTGAGCCGCATCCAGGTCCGCCTCATCATCCGTCCGCAGGATATCCATGCACTGCTTCACGCCTGCCGTTATGAAGTTTTCCAGCAAAGAATCATCATCCTCAAAATCGATCCTCAGATAATTCTTCATCTCATCCACAGTCACAATCATCTGACATCACCTCACAATAAGGGCGGCAGATCACACCGCCGCCCCATATTTCTTACGCAGGCTCCACAATCTTGATCTTGTAAGCCGTTTCAGCATATCCGTTAGCCCACAGAGTGAAGTTATCAACGGATCTCTCCGTGTTATCACCCGCAAGCACAAGGTCAGCCGCAACCCAGCGGACAAAATATCCCGCTGAAAGATCACAGGCCGTTGCCTCAGCGACATCCTCATCACCCAGGACAGAACCGTTGTAGTACAATCCTGTAATCGGAGAAATGCCGACACCAAGACCGATACCCAGCCACTTGTGAACGCCCCAGCCATTGCCACCATCAAAATCCTTAAGGTTCTTCACCTTATCGGATAATGTGATCGAGATCTCATGGGTATTGTTATCCACCGCAACACTGGAAATCTTGCCGGTGTTATACTGGCGATCCGCATGACCGGAAACGCTGTCCGTTACCGCCGCATACTGCATGGTGAAAGCATCGCCCACCATAAGTCCGGCATTCTTCAGATTCGTAATCAGCGTGTTCAAAGTTGCGCGGACTTTCGCAGCTGAATCACTGGTCACATCAGCCGTGCTCATATTCGGAAGCAGGCCGTTGTCATATACGATCTTTCCTCCGATATGGGTGACCTCGCCGCCCTGTTCCGTATAATTCTTTGCGTTGTATTCGCTCATCTCAAACCTCCATATCCGGGCTGCCGCTTTTTACACGGCAGCCCCATTGTCTGCTATCCTTACGCCTTCATCTTCAGGAGCTTGATGCCTTCAGGAAGGATTACCTTGCCGTCAACACGCTCTGTTGCGACAAAGCCAACCTGTCCGTTAGTGCTGTAAAGCTCGTTGAGTCTCTGTACGGTCCTGCCGGAACGGTCAGCGATCCAGTAATTCTTGAAATCACCGAACGCAACAGAGAAAGCACCGGCTTCCATCTGCGGTACATAAGGACTTGTATAAAGGTCATAGCCCAGGAGCTTGTCCGGCTCACCCGCCTGAAGTGAAGGCTGCCAGAGATAAACGCCGTTGCCGTCCTTCAGCTTTCTGATTGCGGAAATGGTCGCATCATTCGCAAGGAACTTCGCGTTTCTGCGGTAAGGACTCTTCAGCGCATAGACAAGGCTGATAAGCTCATCCGCAGTCACAGCGGTAGAAGATGCGGCAGTCACACCCACCTGTCCGCCGTTCGCGGTAAAGATACCCGTAGGCTGACCGGTTCCGGTACCCACGCAGAACGCCTCTTCCTCGGCGATACCGAACGCCCTTGCAAACTCATTCGCAATGTAGCTTTCCAGATCGAACATGGAATCCTGAAGAAGCTCAATGGAAACCTTCACAAGATCCGTAAGCTTAAACGCATCAATGGTCTTCTGGTCGAAAGAAGGATCGCTCTCGGTATAAGCGCCATTCTCAGCCGTCCACTTAGCCTCGGAGTGGGTAGCCGCAACCGGGATCTTTCTTTCAGCACTTGTGGTAATGACCTTCGCAAGACCTCTCACCACGTTCGCCTCATCCAGTCCCATCACGATCTGTCTCTCAAACTCTTCCGGCACAAGGTAGCCGCCGTCCGCCTGCACGCCCTCGGAAAGAACGTTATGCACAAGCCTCTTTCCACGGAGATGAGCGCCGAAATCTTCCTTGTAGGCATTGGAAGCACGCCCGGTCTTCTCATCCGGCTTCTGCATCGCAGGTCTTCCGGTAAGAGGCATATTCACAGGCTTATTGAACTCAGCCTCCCTTGCCTCGGCTCTCTGCTGGCGGTCGATAGCCGCAGTCAGATCCTCGATCTCCTGCTCCATACGGCTGTAAGTCGCGTTATCCTCCGCAGACAGAACGCCGTTTTCATTCTCGTGGGTATCCACAAAGTTCTTCGCGGTCTCCCACACCTTCGCTCTCTTCTCGATCATTTCTTTGATAGTCATAGGTTTTATCCTCCCTTAAATGAATCTCTTGATAAAATTCAAGCGTTCCCTGATCTCATCACAGGAACGCCCGTTATCCGTTGTCTGTTCAGTTGCCGCACCACTCTCCGGTGCCTTGATGTGACACTTCGCCGCGATCTTATCCATCAGCGAATTAGTCACCGCCGCCCTGGAATAGAGCATCGACACCTCAGGTGTTTCCAGATCATCTGCTTCCGATGCATCTGCCCTCTGCAGCACATCATCCGCAAATCCCAGCTCCACCGCCTTGTGCGCGTCCATCCAGGTCTCCGCATCCATCAGATGTGAGATCTTCGTCCTGCTCATGCCGGTCTTGATCTCATAGGCATTCATGATGGATTCCTTCACTTCAGCCAGCATGTTGATCGCCTTCTGCATCTCCGCCGTATCGCCAAAAGCAATAGTGGCCGGATTATGGATCATCATCATGCTCACAGGACTCATGAGCACCTTCGTCCCTGCCATCGCGATCACGCTTGCCGCCGATGCCGCAATGCCATCGATCTTCACCGTGACATCGCCCTTATAGTCCATCAGCATGTTGTAGATCTGAGCCGCCGCCACGCAATCACCACCTGGACTGTTGATCCAGACCGTGATGTTCCCTGTCCCCGCATTCAGCTCCTCTCTAAAAAGAGCCGGCGTGACATCATCGTCAAACCAGCTCTCTTCTGCTATGGTTCCATTCAGGAAAAGCACTCTTTCACTGACCTCTTCGCCTGAAGCCTGGTCTCTGATCTTCCTGCTTTTCCAGTTCCAAAACTTCTTCATCGGAATCTCCTTCCTCCTTTCCGTTGTTTCCTGCCGCAAATATCCCGGCATCCTCCAGCTTCGTCATATTTCCATTGATCAGGTACAGATCACCGCCCTGTTCCGCCGGGATCCTGTCCAGGTTTTCCAGCTCTCGGATATCGTTTGCAGACATCCAGCCGTTCTGTCTAGCTGTCGCATAGCCGTTCATCCTGCTCTGGTAATCTCCACGGAGCAAACCGTCCACATTGAACTTGAAGAAGTATT